AAACATTTAAAAAGATAGAAGGCTCTTTAAATGACTCTTCGACAGATGACAACAGAATATTAAGAGAAGTTGCAGAAGGTTCCTTGTATAATGAAGTAATACAAGAAAATGCTATGATTGTAGCTTATATTAAAGAAAATTATCCTGAAACAGAAGAAATGTTTCAAAAAGAGTTAAATAATATGTATATGACTTTTTGTAAGAAACAATACGATTATGGCCCAAATAATATAGCAATGGGCACATTATTAAAAAATGATAAAGAAATCAATACATCCTTATTAGGTATAATAGTAAGAATGAATGATAAAATAAACCGACTACTTAATCTATCAACCAAACACGACTTCAAAGCTCAGAATGAGCCAATTGAAGATGCGTTTTTAGATATAGCAATATATTGTTTGATGGCATTAATAGTCAAATCAGGGAAATGGAGCAAATAATGGCTAAAAAGAAAACAGCAAAAAGAGCGAAAAAACAATTAGGATTTTGGAAAAGAGTAGCTCAAGGTTGGAAAAAGTTCTTTTCATCAGCGTGGTGTAAATAATGGCTGGTGTAAGATGGTCAGAAGACGAAGTACGTATTTTAGACCAATACGAGAGAACGGCTAAATCAGCGTTTGTATTATATCAAGAAATGAGAAAAGCTGGATATAATAGAACATATAAAGCAGTTACTCGAAAAATAGAGTCTATGGGTCTTAGAAAACCTACTAGATATGCAACCGGACACGAAATTAGTATCGGATACTTAGATATTGAATCTACTGGATTTAGCGCTAATATTGATGTTATGTTGTCTTGGTGTATAAAAGGTCGAGGAGAAAAGAAGGTTGCTGGCGCTTGTATAACAAGAGAAGAAATAATGTCTCCTGAGCAAGATGCTAGAATAGTAGAACTATTGGTTGACGAAATGAATAAGTATGATGTTATCTTTACATATTATGGAACAAGATTTGATATTCCATTTATAAGAACAAGAGCATTGTATCACGGAACATATTTTCCGATGTATAGACAAAAATCACATAAAGACTTATATTATGTGGTAAAGTCTAAACTGAAGTTACATAGGTCTTCGTTAATGGCTGCAACCGAATTTTTCGGAATTGCAGGAAAAACTCGAATAAAACCCGAGTATTGGCAAAAAGCACGTTGGGGAGATAAACAATCTCTAAAGTATGTATATGAACATAATGTTGCAGATGTTGAAATATTAGAGGATTTACATAGAAAATTAGAAGATTATGCACCTCCAACAGTTAACCCACTTTAAGGAGAGAAGATGGCTAAAAAAGAAAAAGGGCAAGAACAAGTTATTAATGTTGAAGGAAAAGACGTTAAGTTTAATATTGAGGATTTAAGCAACGAAGCTAAAGCTCAATATGGAAGAGCTAATCAACTTGCAGCTGAAATTGTTCAGTTGGAACAAGTTCTTAGTGAAAAACGTTTTATTGTTAATAACTATGTTTCATTTGTAGTTAATGAAGTAGAACCTAAAGATTCTGATTTAGATGATAAATCTTAAAGAAAATGGCCACAAAGGGTTGTTCACATCAAAAAGTTATGAGTGGACAACCCCAAAATGGCTATTTGATGAATTATCAAAATGGTTTGACTTTGACTGCGATGTTTGTGCTAGTGATGAAAATCATTTGTGTGATTCTTATTTTACAGAAGAAAACAGTTGTTTAGACAAAGACTGGCACAGGATAAATTTTATGAATCCTCCATATGGTTATGGAATAGGAAAATTCATAAAAAAAGCATATGATGAGACAAAAAATAACGGAGTTTCTACCATAGCTGTTTTACCAGCTAGAACAGATACAAAATGGTTTCACGATTACATATATCAAAAAGCTGAGATTATATTTGTAAAAGGTAGATTAAAGTTTGGAGGTGGAGAATTTGATTATGATGCTCCATTTCCTAGTATGATAGTATTTTGGGGTTTTGATAAACCTGCGGATTTATATATAGAAGATTTACTAGAAATGATAAATTCTCGTAAAGTTAATCCAAGAGGAAATATTATTGACACAAAGAAAGAAAAATAGATATATTTAATGAAGAGCAGAATAATTAAGAAAGTTGAACACTTTCTCTATGATAATGTGGAAGAGTTTAGAATTCATCATCCCGGTATAGGGTTGGTTGAAGACTGGAGACATTCCAACATAAATGATTGGGTTTTAACAGATGATGGACAGGTTTGTAAGATTCTCCATTTAGGAGAAATGAAAAACAATAAAACAACCAGGACATTTGTAAGAACAGTTATTGGCTCTTTTGTTTGTAGTCCTACAGCTAAGATGAAAGGACCTATGCGAACAAATATGTATACTTTTTCTAAAGACGGAGAATCTCCTTCTGTTAGAAGAAGAAAAAAGAAAAATGCAAGTAACGCAGAATTTTTGTTTGCAAAATATGTTGCAAAAGGAGAAGACGTAGTAGAGTCATATTTAAAAGCTTTTCCTACAGATAATAAAAATTATGCTACAGGACAGGCAAAAATGTTACTTAAAACAGATAGGGTTAGAAATTTGGTTAGAGAAGAAATAGACAAATATTTACAGGATGCTGATATTACTCCCTCTTATCTTTTAGGAGAGATGAAAGATATAATTGATAAAAGAGAAACATCAGATAGGGATAAATTATCAGCATTAAATACGTTAATTAAAATGTCCGGAATGCTAGATACAGACAAGAAGACAGAGTCTTTAGCAGTATTCCAAGGATTTACAAGGGAGCAATTAGGTGCAGTTCAAGAACAGAAATACAAAGAATTACCAAAAGGCAAAGAAGATATCGAGGACTAAAAGATGTATGATTTGCCATTCTAGATTAAGAATGAGTGGGGTATTTATATTAGACCCTATAGTTGATGATGTTAAAGCAGTTAGATGTATTAACTGTTTAACTATGTATTCAACAGATTTTGAAATAGAAGATTTAGGCATTCCACAAGAAGTGGGAGCAGCTTAATGAGATTAGCAGTATATGGAACATTGAGAAGGCATAGGCCTGACGTGGGAAGAGTAGAAGGATTTAGTTTAGTCTTTCCTGGAACAAAATCATTTCCAGCTTTAGTAAAAAACCCTAACGGGAAAGGAGCTGTTGTAGAAATGATGGAAGTTGACAAGGAAGATTTATCTTATTATGACCGATATGAAAATGTAGAAGGCGGTTTATATGTTAGAACAACAGTTGATGTTGAGTTCGACAGGAAAGAAAAAGAAAAAGCTTGGATTTATGTTGCAGGACCTCTTTTGTGGCAAAACTCTGATACTTTCACAGAAGTCCCTGAAGGAGATTGGATGTCTGGAAAAACACTAAAATTGATGGATAGAGTTGACGAATATGACTACCAAGAAAAAAAAACCAGAACCATTTAATATAATATCTCCTGACCTTTCTGCTAAAGAAAAAGCTTTAGAGTTAGCAAAAAGAGATATTATAACATTTGGTCAAATGTTTTTACCTGAAGATTTTATGAAATCTTCTCCTGCACCATATCAGTATGAATTAAGTGATTTACTTTTAGACGACAGAGAAAAAAGAAATTGCATAATACTTCCTCGTGGTCACGCAAAATCAACATTAGCTAAAACAGCATTACTTCACAAATTATATTTCAATCCTCCTGATAAAAAAGAATTTATTGCTTGGGTTTCTGAAGAACAGTCTCAGGCAATAGACCACATAAAATATATTCAAAACCATATTGATATTAATCCTGCATTACAATATTATTTCGGAGATTTAAAAGGAGAGAAATGGACTGAAAAAGAATTTACAACAGCAAGAGGAGATAGGGTTATAGCTAAAGGTACTTCACAAAGATTACGTGGTCGTTCTCAGTTAGGATTGCGTTATACAAAAATTATTCTTGACGACTTTGAATCTGAGTTAAATACTAAAACACCAGACAGAAGAAGAGAAATTAAAGAATGGGTTATGTCTACTGTTGAACCTGCATTAGAAAATTCAAAAGAGAATGAAGGTTCAATTTGGTTAATTGGAACAATTGTTCATTTTGATTCTTTCTTGCAAACAATATATGATGGATATGTAGATGCGCAAAAAGAAAAAAGAAAATATGCCTGGAATGTGATGTATAAAAAAGCTATTGAGAATGATGTTCCTTTATGGCCTTCCTATTTTACAAAGAAAAAATTAGATGATATAAGAAGAAGGTTTTCTGATATGGGATTGGTTCATAAGTTTGCTCAAGAGTATTTAAACGAAGCAAGGGACTTAGAAACTGCAAAATTTAAAATTGATAGAATTAATTATTATAAAGGGAATTTAGAGTCAAGGAATGGATTTAATTATATTATAACAGGAGAATCTGCTATACCTGTTAATGTATATATTGGAGTTGATTTAGCATATGAAGCAAACTCCAGAAGTGACTATCAAGTTATAATGGTCATAGCTATTGATAAGGAGAGAAATATATATATCGTTGACTATTACAGAGAACACTCTCCACTATACGATATGCCACAAAAAATATTTGAATATGCAAAAAGATTTAATCCAGTTAGAAGAGTAAATGTCGAAAAAGTAGGAGCCCAGGGAGTTATTAAAGATTATGTAAATCAATTAATAGGAAAAGATAGAAAAATGGCTCCTGGTTTAGCACAAGGAGTTAGACCTCCTGGTGGAATTAAAAAAGAAGATAGAATAGAGGCATTATTATGTCCTGTTGTTGCATCAAGAAAGCTATTTATTAAAAGAGAACAGCATTCAACCTTAGTTGATGAGATGTTTGAATTTCCCAAAGGAAGAAATGATGACCTTTTAGATGGTTTGTGGTACGCAGTTACAACAGCGAGACCTCCTAAAAGCTCTGCTATAGAAATGGATGTTTTCGAGGAAAGAATGTCTTCTAAAGAAGAAAAGATATCTTCTCAGTTAATATCTTGGATTACAGGACAAAAAATTTAAATAATTGTTGACAAAAGGAAGGGAATTAAGTTATTTTCTATATAAAACTTAAATTGGGAGTAAACCATTAATAATTACGGTAAAAACGACAAAGCAGAATTAAATCAAGAGCTATTTAGAAGATGGAGCGATGCAAGAAGTACTTGGGACTTAGAAGCTAGAGACGCTGTTGATTTTGTTCTCGGAAATCATTTCACAAAAGAAGAATCATCTGCACTACAATCTGTAGGACAAGCAGACTTTGTTATTGACAGAGTTTATGCAGCAGTTGATAAATTAAAATCTTTATTAACAGCTCAACCTGCAAGATTTAATGCTATAGGAAGAGAAGACTCAGATAACAGACTTTCTAATGTATGGAAAACTATATTAGAATATATTTGGGATATATCAAAGGGAGATAGCGTATTTAAACAAGTTGTTCACGATTATGCTGTTACAGGACTTGGGTATATGTATGTTTATATGGACCCAGAATCTGATTACGGAAGAGGTGAAATAAAATATACTCACATAGACCCTTTTAGAGTTTATGTTGACCCTGCTTCTAGAGATAGATTTTTCTCAGACGCTTCAGGGATGATTCTTTCTACATTTTTAACAAAAGAACAATTATTAGATTTATATCCTGAATTAGAAGAAATTATTGATGACATAGAGGTAGGAACAAGTACTTTAAATGGAGAAGATTATCCTACGTCTAATTTAAAAAATACACAAAATGTTCTTACTCCTGCAGAAGCAAAAGATTTAGACAACAAGGTAAATCAAAAATATCAAATACTTGACAGATTTTATAAAGTAAGAGTTCCTTTTTATAGAATATTTGATTTATCTCAAGGAAATGAAAAAATTGTAGACAAAGAAAATTTAGATAATTTAATGCAAGACCCAGAAGTTATAGAAGCATTAGAAATGGGTATGATAGAAATTACAGATATTATGCAGACAAGAATACAACAATGTTCTACAATAGGAAATATTTTATTATTTGAGCGTACATTAAACACTGATATCTATCCAATTGTTCCTTTTGCGAACATTTGGACAAACACTCCCTATCCAAAGTCAGATGTGAACAAGGTTAAAGACTCTCAGAGACTTTTAAATAAGTTATTCTCTTTAACCTTGTCACACGCTCAATCTTCTGCTGGATTAAAATTATTAATCCCAGAAGGAAGCGTTGATAGTGTGTCTCAGCTTGAGAAAGATTGGGCTAACCCTAATGCTGTGATTGAATACAATCCAGAATTTGGAGAACCTCACTTTCCTCAACCTGCTCCACTAGCTAGCGAATTTTACTATCTAATAGATAGAATAGAAAAATATATTGATTTAAATTTTGGTATCCCTGAATTATTACAAGGATTTAAAGACCAAGCTCCTGAATCAGTTAGAGGTACAATGCTTTTATCTGAAATGGGAGAATCAAGAGGAAAATCAAAATTGAGAGATATAGAAGCAAGCTTGGCTCAAGTAGGTCAAGTTATTTATAATTTATCAAAAGAACATTATGATTTTCAAAAGACTTTTAAAATCGTACAACCTAACAATGATTTAACTGAATTTACAGTTAATAATAGAATGTATGATGATAAAACAAGCGAATTAATGTCGATTCAAAATGATTTAACATTAGGTCAACACGATATTCGCATTATATCAGGTTCAACTTTACCAAGCAACAAGGTTGCAGAATATAATATGTACCTTGAAGCATATAAACTAAATCTGGTAGATGATGTCGAGGTTTTAAAGAAAAGTGAAATCTTTGACAAAGAAGGTGTCCTTCAAAGAAAGAGTCAATTAGCTCAATTGAAATCTTACGTAGCTCAACTTGAAGAACAGGTTAAGAATCTTAAGGGCGATTTACAAACATCCGAAAGGGAAGCAGTAAATGCTCGCAAGAGAGTGGAGACTGAAAAGTTCAAAACTCAGCTTGGAGATGTTCTTAACCAGTCTAAAGTTAAGCAAGCAGGTAAAACACTGCAATTAACGCAAGCAATTGATAATATTAAATCTGAAAATGAAGGCAATTAAATAAAACAGAAAAGTCCTGGTTATGAGTTGAAAAACTAAATCAGGGAAGGAGAAAGAATGGCAAAAGAAGAAAAGGTTGAAAGTCAAGACCCAATTGTTGAAGGAGCTGAAGCATCAGAACCTACTCCTGTATTGGAGGAACAACAAGAAACTGAAGGTGTTGAAGAATTATCTGAAGTTGTAGACTGGGAAGCTGAATCCAAAAAGTTTCAATCAATGTATGACAAAAAAACTGCTGACTATGAGAATCTTTCAAACGATGCAAGAGAATTGCAACAATTGAAAGGATTATTAGATGGTAGGCCAGACGTTGTTAAAGCTATGGAAGAAGTTCTTACTGGAAAATCTCAAGAAGGCTCACAGGAACCAATGGAACCTGAAGCTTTCGACCCCTGGGATGCTTATTACAAGCCTGATTCTCCATCCTATAAAATGAGGGTGGCGAATGAAGAAAAGCTTGTTCACGAAACTGTAGACCGTGAGCTCGGAAAACTACAGGAAGCTATGGCTATAACAAACATTAAAAATGAGCTTCAGTCAAAACATAAAATGTCTGATGCTGACGCAGAAAATTTTCTAGAGTTTGCAACCACTCCTCGCGGAGACCTTCCTCTTGATACTCTCGTAAGAGTTTGGAAAGATGAAGCATCTGGTTCAAAACCTAATGAAAATAAGAAAGCTGTCGAAAAAGCTCAGCAAACCCCAAGGCCTGCAGGCGTTTTACAAGGTGGAGAATCTCCACAGAAAAGCGAACCTGACCAAGTCTGGGATAGAATAATGAATGTTGGAAACCGTAGCAAATTAGTAAAATAATAACAATTAGCTTAGGAGAAACAAATGGCTTACAATCAGAATATGCTAAAATCATCTGATATTACAACAGCCGCTAGTAGTGCAGGAGTCGGAACGGCTCCAGACCAAAGAAGATTGTATGACTTTTCTGACAAAGTTGCAGAACTAATGCCAGAGGAGTCACCTTTTTTCGTCTACCTAAACAAAGTTGCTAAGAATCCAACAGACGATTCTATTTTCCGATTTTTGGAAAACAGAACTGTTACTAATTGGACTTCACGTAACTTTAGTTTAGCTGCTGCAGTAAATGGCGGTTCAGCAGTATCAGCTGGAAGCAATTACGATATTACTGTTGATGACGGTTCAGGTAACGCAATCTCATTCCTTACAAAAGGAATGGTTGTTGCAGTTAACACTGTCGACTCAACAGCTGGTTGGGCACAAGCTCTTGTAAGAGTTGAATCCGCACCTACAATTGGTTCATCATCTACCGTATTTAGCGGTAGAATTATTGATGTATCTAATGCTAATGTTTCAGGTTATAATGTTCTAGCAAACAATGATGCTTGCCAAATCGTTGGTACATCATTTGCTGAAGGAACAGGTTCACCTGACACATTCTCAGATACATTAGATGACGATTTTGGGTACACTCAAATCTTCAAAACAGCTTGTGAACTATCAAACACAGCTATTGCAACTCGTCATCGTGGCTATGCCAACGAATTTGACAGAGTATGGGCTCAAAAACTCCGTGAACACAAAATCGATATCGAAAGAGCTATGCTTTTTGGACAAAGAGCACGTGTTAATGGAGTTCAATACACTGAAGGTCTTGTAGGACACATCGTAAAAAATGTCAACCCAACAGCTGACGATTCAGCATTAAGTTACTCTTCTGGTAGTGCATACTACAGAAGTGTTGCTCAAGCTGAATTAACTTACGATAGACTTCTTGCAGATATGGAAGTTATATTTGACCCAGCAAGAGGCGGAGCAGGTGAAAGACTTGTTCTAGCTTCACTACCAGTTATTACTTTCTTTAACAAAATGGGTGACGGCGCTTTTGTCGACGCTACCCAAGGCTACTCAAATAGCCCTTACAGATACAATATGGAAAAAGCACAAGGTGCTTTCGGACACGAATTAAGTCAAATTAATACTGTTCACGGAAGTCTATATCTTGTGAAAGAACCATTATTTAGAGGTATGGCTAGCGGAATGATGTTAATGGCAGATATGTCAAACTTATCATACAGACCACTAGTTGGCAACGGAGTTAATCGTGATACTCAAATCCAAACAAATGTTCAGGCATCTGATGAGGATTTAAGAAAAGATATGATTCTAACAGAAGCAGGTCTTGAAATCACATTACCAGAAGTTCACGCTCTATACAACGTGGAGGGTATATAAAATGAGAAGTGCGTATTTAGAAGTTAATAGCGGACAAGGCGACTACAGAAAACACGTAGAACATCTAACATCAGCAGTTACTTTAACAAATGCTGACAGTGGAAAAGTATATGTGTGCTCATCTGCAGACGGCGCGTTCTCAATTACCCTACCTACAGCCTCAACAGGCTTAGATGGAGTGCATTATAGATTCATCGTTTGGGAGGAAACTCCTACCGCTGACATCACAATCGCTCTCGGTAGTGCAATTGGTAGTGGTGTTAATAAAGATGCTGGTGGAGACGCTGCAAACTCAACAGCAGGTACTCAAATTTCAAACATTATTCTTGACACAACCGCTCAACGTGGTGATGTTGTAGATATAATGTTCTGGGGTGGAGAGTACTTGTTCACTGCGTTAAGTAGTATCAACAACGGTATTCAAACATCATAATAACCTGTAAAGGTTAGCAGTATTGGAACTGTGGGGTTGTTCGTATAAAGGCTCAACCCCGAAATCCAAAAAGATTTTTAAAATTAACAGGAGAAAAAAATGGCGAATTACAATACAACTACAAAAGTTATTATTAATGATATAAGCCCAAAAGCAGATTCAGTATCTGGTTCTTTGGCTAAAGAAATTAATGATTATATCCAAGGACTTGATGATAGTTCTGGAGCTATAGTTGACATAAAAGCAGTCAAATTAGATAGAAGTAGATTAGCTTACATTATTGTTCATAAAGGATAATGTCTAAAAATTGTCAACATTGTAATGAACCTA